CAACTCAGGCGCTATGTCGGGATACTCTTCATATGGTCTATAAAGCTCAGGATTATGAGGACGAATAATTTGACTGGGTCTATAATATTTTTCAGTTAAATTTATAAAGATTTTTGTGGGAATATACAGTTGTTCCCGCAAACTAATATATTTTTCAGGATTTTGTAAATATTCTTCCCTAAATGACCTAGGAATCAAATGCTCATGAATCAACTGAGGTGCTACTTGTGGTAACATGGGATTGGGAATATAATATTTTTCTCTGATAGACTGCGTTATGATATTATCTTGATAATATTCCTCAGTTAATGTAGTAGTAAAAGGATTGGGACGAATGTATTGACTTACAAAATCCCAATAAACATAACCCACAGTGGCATATTTTTCGCGTAATGGAGATCCGGCATAAGTCGGGCTTCCTTCTCTGCCTGATGTAATTGGGCTTGTTGCTATTTGATGGTTGACATACTCGCCACTGATATCTATGTCAATCATGTCATTACTTGGATTAAACAAATAATCTATAAACACATTGTTGTCAGTGGCCTGGAAAGATTTTGAATAGACCAACGCATTGCCGACTTGTGTTGCCGATCCCGCCACACTGCCCCCGGCAAATCCATCAACAATTAGAGGATTACCTAAGAACAAGTTAGCACCAAATGGTAAAATCACTGCTTCCGAATTGAATCCTTTGTCGAAACTAATTATGCTCATTGATTCAGTTTCTGGAGCATAGCTTGTAAACAGAATTTCATTGTAAGCCAATGTAGTTGAACCTGCTACACCATAATTAATTATTGTGCCGTATTGAGCTATTGATCCTGCGTAAATAGGTGTCAAATCTCCTGCCGGGCTAGGGGTAAAAGTGATAACATCATCATAGTTCCTAAACTCGTAGCCAGGTATTGTATTATTTTTAACAAAATAATCGCGTGCCGGTGCTGCTGGAGAAGTCACTGCACCTCCGCGTTTGGGCCCAATGCCGGATCCAGCTAGCCCGGGTTTATGATGCAGTATTTCATTGTTTCTGTAAACAAAATAAGTCACAGGTTTTAACCTAAACTCAAATGGGTTACTGGTAAAATATGTTACAGGTAGTATTCTACGATATCGTATTGTGTCAGTGAAAAATGTAACCGGTCCCAGATATCTATATGTCAACCTATCAGTAAAGAATGTAACAGATTTTTGGAACCTATAGAATAATTGTCCTCGGAAAAATGTAGGACCTTTTAAGACTCTTAGATTAGCTCGTAACCTAGACGAGAAAAATGTAGGACCGCGCCCCCATCTATAAAATCTTTTTTCATTGTACAACATAGTGGGTTGGAAAACCTTTTGGTAATACTCCAGCTTTCCTTTAAAATCGGTTACACTAGGCACATATTGATAGGATAATTTATTTGTAGCATAACCTCTAATAGCACCAAGATATCCCGACACTACTTTAGAGCTTGCAATATTATTACTATTAGACGGTGTAAATCCTGTTAGCTTGGGAGCAAAAACAGGTGTTGCACTGCCGGCAACTGTTCCAAATCCAAATTGTCCCTGTGTTTGTTGCACTTTGTTAAGAGTATATTGATTTGCCAACACTCTAATTTCGTTTTCTCGAGATAATAGTTTTTCATCTACATTTGCCGTTACCACAGCCGGTAATGTGTTAGGACCAGTAATTGTAATTGAGGGCGGTGTAAGGTATCCATCACCATTATCCAGCATAATTATGCGATTAATTGCCCCGGTGGCAGTGATATCCACATATGCAAAAGGTAATCGTCCAGTTGGCAAATCAGGTTGACTAAATGTAATACCAATAGTATTACGATCATACCCAAGACCAGGATTAACTATGGTAACACTGGTAATTGTTTTTCCTAAATCTCTTGTTCTGTTAATAAATTGAGCATCAACAATACTGCGTTGTTGCACATCCCATTTCCCAACTTCAATATAGATGTCGCTGCCGTCTAGAGGATCTGTTGCTATTTGGAATATAGTTGCGTTACCTTGAAAGTAATTATACATATACCATTCTAGTCCAATGGTATTAGTACCTGTGATTACAGTGGCAACATTATCATTGTATTCAGGATCTCCATCAATAACAAAACTTATGCCGGGCTCATCAACTAAAAGATTAATTGTTGTTCCTGGTGTAGCACTGGTTGCAGGAATACTAGGTGTAACATAATAGGTAGCATTACCAAAAAAAGATGTTATAGGTGTGTCATACTTATTAGTAAAGTTATAAACACCAAAAGCATCTTTATATTCTAATGTATCGTTTGTTTCGTACCTTACAAAAGGCTCTACCAAAATAGGATATACTAACGGATCAATAATTTCAGGAGGATTAACAGTTTGACTTCTCATTCTAAGAATATTTCTACTAATCAAACTTATTTCAGTTTGGTTATAATCTCTATAACCAGTAAAAACATTGCGTACAGTAATGACATCATTGATATTTAAAAAGTTATATGTACCGGGTGATAGTGTGTACATTGCTCCCCCACCACTGGGCAATATTTCATAAATGTATTCATTACCACCGCTGCCGGCCGCACTTTTATAGTAGTTTGGCACCCAGTAAGTTTCACTAAGTTGTATTGAAGTCAACAGATTAATGTTAGTAGATTTAGCTTGCCCGGGCAGTAAATAATCTTGATAATTATAGAATTGAGCATCGTAGTATGGATAAACTGGCAAAGCCAATTGATATGTTCCTAAACTAAAGATAACTCCAGATGGGGCTTGATTAGTGCCCATAGGAATCACAGCAGTCAATACATCTCCTGTCTTTATACTGGATTCGCCATTGTAAATTTTATTATTTCTATACAACCACCCGTATTCAAGACCAGCACGAACATCGCTCAAAGTGGGAATTTTCACATCAACAAATATGTCATAGCGTATTTCGCTTGATGCAATACCGGGTTGACGATAATATCTGAGATTTCTAGGCCTGAATCCCAATGGGGTAGGAGTGAAACTACCAAACCCAAGAAACTTCCATTTGCCATTGGCCAATGCCGAGCCCAATATAGCTGTGGTTGGAGCCACAACCGGTAGTTTGATTTGATTACCTGGGCTTACTCCGCGTATTCCAGTGTCTAGACCATAGTTATGATTTGTGTCGTATTGTAGTTCCAAATATTGAAAATTCTTACCTACAAAAAATGCAAATTCGTATATGGCTGTGGGATGACTAACAAAAGGTTTAAATAAAACTTGCGTTGATGCCGGTAAAGTTTGAGCAGTTGAAAAAGTTACAAAATTAGCATCATATGACACCGGAGTAGAAACAACTATCGGTGCTAAAAAAGAATAGACTTTGGCTTCATGTAACCTAAAATTCACAGTTGTAGTGGCAGGTACAATTGACCCAGGGACCGCAGTGGGCAGAGTTAATCTAGTTACATTACTAGATATAATATCACCGACGGCCATAGTTTGTGGCGTAGTGACCACTATATAGTATTCGTTTACTGTAACTGATCCTGTGTTGGGATCCTTGCGTACTAAATAACTTTCAAAATTACCAGGTTCCACAATTTGTAACACAGCAACCAGCGATCTATTAATTAATGAATTAATTTGTGGGATTACAAATCTATAAGCCTCTACACCAACATCGCCAACGGTGTTAGTAGCGTAAGTATATTCAATTTCAAAACAATTATCTTGTATGGCTATGGTACCGTTTGTTGCATAAGGAACAGTATAACTAGGTGATCCAATAGTAAAAGGAAAACGATAAACCATTGTTGGTTCGATATCAGTAAACACATCAAAACTTGGTGTAGTAGGACTGAACTCCCAAGGAAATATAGTACCATCGGGCACATTAGTAGTAATAACCCGTATCTTGATTACCGCACCTTCTAGTCTTGTATCATGCCTTGCTTCTAATCTGTAAGTTCTTGTTTTGGTAATTTTACCTACTAGAGTTTCCGGACCACTGAATGAACCGCTGTATAAATTTTGTCCTATGACTAAACTATTATAAGCACTGGTACCCACCGACAATGGGGGAGAATTGTAAGCCAATAAAATTTCTGTGGTAGCGGTAGACGCAGCTCTTACTGTGTAATTGATAGAGGATAATGCTATCGAAGTAATACCAAGATATGTAACAGTAGGTCCACCAGTAAGGAAATCAAATACCCATTTGTTAGTGACTGCAGACGAAATATGCCCATTCACAATAACAACTTTATTAGGCGCCTCGATAGCTTGAATGAAATCCCCAGTTACATATGTGTTGTCTTGTTGTTGATAATATCCGTGTTTGACACTACCGCCAGCTGATGTCATTAAACTATATTGTTTTATAGTTTTTGGCGCACTCACATAAAACGACTTATCAACGGCTTTGCTCCAATATACTGTATCAGTGTCATTATAAACTGCGGTAGCAACAACTTGAGTAGGTCCAGTTACTGGTCCGGTGGAAACAATCGCTCCCCAAGGATAAGGAAAAGGACTAGTAATTGGATTGCTAATATAATCGCCTACGCTGATTCCTGTAAAATTAACAAAATTTATTTCTGTGGTTGCAGTTTGAAGAATTGCAGCAGTAGTATTAACTCTACCCCTTGGGTAAGAAGCTTCGGTGGTGCCTATATATTTGGCTTTGAAGTAAGCAAACTCACCTATCAACCCCGAAGTATAATAAAAACCAGGGACATCCGCTGTAGTCAATGTGCCTTGTACGATATTGGTAGGATCGCGATTATCTATGGGATAATCAGGGTACAATAATTCCGGCCTAGGTAAGATAGCATCAGTCATTACTGTTGCAAACCCAGGAACTACTCCTGTTATATTATAAGCAGGATCAAACCCAACTACGCCATTGTTGGTCACTATCAGTTCATTGTACACAGATCCCCAAAAATTAACATCGAATGTGATAGGATAAGTACCAGTCACACCCGCGATAGGTGCTATAAATGTGTAAGTGAGACCAATTTTGTTTAATCCAATAGTACCAAGAGAAACAAAATCGTACAAACTTATGTCAGATTTGACTTCAACTTCAAAATCAAGTGCGTGCTCGCCTACCACTAGTTGCGTAGTAATTGTACCTTCTTCGCTGGCTCTAAAATCTATTCCAAGATAATCACCAGTGTTAATGGTATTTCTATAATTACCGTTGACCCACCATTGAGTTAATGCTGCCGGATATGCAGTTATACCTTGCTGCCCCAACATCGTAACTTGATAAGGATCAGCACTGACATGACTTGTTGAACCACCTTTACGAGAAGGTTTAAACGGAATAATTTTTTCTACTCCGGCCAAATCTAATGTGGTTCGGTTTTCTAACCAATGCACTGCCCATATATAACCATCAGCCACATCTACTAAAGTTACCTTGCTAGAGAAACTTATTTTTTGTAGTTGAAACTGAGAGTTATATACATACACTTCATTGGTGTCATGGCCAGTTACATATAGATTATTATCATTGTAAAAATTTAAACAATAAGCAGGTACAAAATCACCGGTGCTCGAGAAAGAAGCCACCAATCCCGGAATACTGATAAAAATTAATCTTCTATTATGGCAGTCTGGCACTACCACCCTGTTGTAAAGATTTTTAGGATCTTTAAAATAGGCAGGTGAACCCAAGACAAACAAACCTGTAGGAGTAATATCCATGCTGGTACCAGCAGCATAAATTACCAAGATTCTATGATTTTTTGTAGTAACAATAATAGAAGTTGGGCTAGCATATGTAACTGCAACTATTTCGTGTATAGCTGTAACATAATATATATTGATTAAGGATAGACTTCTTGTGCCAACAATATAAACAACATTATAGCCTATCAACCAAATAATAGCATCTGTTATCTCCAAAGCCACTAGATCAGGAAATAAGCCAGCCGTTAACTTCAACCTAGAGGCATCAGTAAAGTCCCCTCTAAAAGGAATAGCTTCACTTATTGCCAACCCTGTTAATACAAAAGTACTCTTAGTTTTTGGTATAAGCTGCATAGTTCTATCGTAGGATAGATTGGGCCAAACACGATAGCATCTAAAATCATTGCATAAAACATACAATACTGCGCCTCGAAAATTGGTCAAAGTTCCTTCAATATTACCAACACCAAACACATGTTTACGATAACTAATAGGACCGCCAGGTAAAGCCAAGCTAGCTACTAAACCGCCATTATAAAAGAAATTTACAGTTTGTGCCAATGGATCTAAAATAATTGCACTGTTGATAATATCAACATTAGCTGACAAAGAATTGCCCATGGGCCTCGATGTATCTTCAGCAGCGATTATTCCTTTACCTGTTGCAACAGTAATCCTAGGATTATCATTTATATAATTGTACCATTTTTTAGTTCTATCCGGTACCTTGATCAGTGGTTGATAGTTATTTTTATTGACAATAGCAAATGATGATCTAGCCCCATCTAAGTAATAATAGTAAAATGCTCTAGCTAAAAAACTGGCAGGACTGGTTACTGAAACTTTTACAAGTTCGTCCTTGAGTAAATTCACAGTGGAATTAGCAGGATAAGTTGTACCTGAATTTGAAATTCTTATAGTACCAATAAAGGGTGCCCCCGAAATACGAGATCTGTAATTTAATGTGGCAGGAGTAGTAGCCGATGTTCTAATTTCAATCGCACCTGAATCACCTAAGTCATATTCAACAGTGACAATATCGTTTGCCAGTACATTGTTAAAAAAATATAAACTGTTACCACTGGTAACTTCTATAGCATAATCACCGTTTGATTTTTTTCCAGCTATCAAAGTAGAAGGAGTTTTTACTACACCGTTTACCTTGACAATATATCTAGCTTGATCAAACATGGTACTTAATACATATCGTCCCCGTATGATTTTAAGTTGTTCCCACATACCACCAAACAAGGCGGATTCAATATAACTACCAAACCCTACATCAAAACCAGTGCTGTAGTCTGGTCCGTTTGCAAGAAACTGCCATGGATCAGGAACAGTAAAATCTTCCTGCCACCAAACTGAATAATCGTCAAAATTAACAACGCCAGGATCAATATAATATTTTGTTTGCCCAAGAGTTGTTCCTAAAATGAAGATACAGTCAGTCCCGCTAAAAGTATCTTTATTTGGGATGTGTTGCTGATAACGAATACCATTAGTATATGTAACGCCAGCAGTGGTTGTTATACGAACTGGTTGGCTGGGGGCATTTAAAACGAGATAGTAGATACGATTTCGTAATAAATGCAAGGTGTGATTTAAGATTCCCGGTCCAGTGGGTATAGTATCTACAAAGTACCCGGTACCGGTTTCGGTGATGTAATAAATTTCAGTGCCGGTAATTACCACCGGCACTGAACTACCGCTTAATTCTTGCTGCTTGCCTGATACAAAACTTGTTGATACAGTTGTACTTGGTACACAAGATGATACACTTGGAAACATTCTTTAGGCATAAATCATCTATATTATCTACTTCTAGTTTCGTTAGCTTCAGCAGATGCTGTCAGTACCATAATTCTCATTCCGTTACCATAGGGCCTATTGCCATATACGGCAGTGTATTTCCTATCAGCAGTTTCTCCATAAACTCTAACGGTAATACTGGTACCACCGCCCATTACTTCTGCACCCACTGTACCTAACATATCTAATTCATCGCCGTATCTAAATCTACTTGTACTTAGATTATTAATAAAAGTCACAACAAATTCGCCGTTTTCCGTGATACTCTGTTGCTGGTATGGATTTATAATTGCTGGACTGTCTGTTGTATTTGCCACAGCATTCTTTTTAGGTCCAGGAACTAAAACATCATTTTCTCTAACAATAAATCGTTTATATGTATTCGGTTGTCCTGTACCAAACACACAAAAAACGGGTGATCTACTGGGTTCAGGTAATCCATCTACATAAGGATCCCAGCCTTTATCGTTACCGGTCAAAGCACCAGTATGCATTCTTGCTATTCCATTGCCCCTCATATTAAATCCACCGCGCACCCAACCGGTTTCTCTATCTACTGCTCGTTGTATAACAAACCATCTTATAGGACTATTACCGTATATATCTTCTAAATCGGTATAACCTGCATTAGGCACAGCCTCAGTGGGAACTTCCTCTTGGTTGTCCTCCCAAATGGCCACCACTATACCACGGTTACTCATTGTAAGAATATAATTCATTGGATAAGATTCTTCAGCTCCAATGCTGCTTTTACGACTTATAAATAACTCGCCTGCCTTATCAACATCAGGTTGTGGATAAGTCTTACCCGCGACAGGTGGTGCACCAAAAAAAGCACCGGTACCACTCCAGTATTCTGGATTCATACAACCCGGCGGTTCCCTGTATTGGAGGCCAGCTGTATTTGGCGCTCGATTTGTCATGAATAATATTTCACCGTCATCGGGCAGTGTTAGTGCAGTCCCAGCGTGAGCGGTAAAGGCTTTATCATCATGCCTTACCCATCCAAATCTCCAATGACAGTTTGCATATGCTGTACCAACTTTTGTCAATGTAGGCATGTAATTAGCTAGACCGTTAACTGCTGTTGTTGTTTCATAGATAACAACAGCATTATCGGGATATGTTGCTCCAGCAAAATTTGCACCACCACCTGTGGGGAAAACTTTTGTAAAGTAGGTTACAGTACCCCCGCCAACAGTGTGTGCTTTTGTTATTTCAGTATCTAGATCAGCTATTAGCAAATCTATGGTAGAAAATCCATATTTCTGTACAGAAACGACCGTCATTTAAAGCTCCTAATTATTCATAAACATCTTTAATAACGCAAATTCTTAAACCAGCGTTATATGGTAAGTTTGCACTTAAAGCCTTGTATGTCCTAGCCCCGGCTTCACCGTATGCAGTCACAACAACATCAGAGCTTGCCATAGACACATCACCTGCTGACTGACCAATCATGTCTAATTCTTCAGAATATCTGAATCTCGGTGTAGTTAGGTTATATAGGAAAGAAACCAAATATCTACTGTCCTCAGTCAAAGCAATTTGTGCTGTTGAATTAATAACTAAGAAACTGTCCTCGCTGTGCCTATCAGCAGGCACACGAAATGGAGTTGTTTCCTCAGCCACAGTATGATCATCAACATCATAATAATAAGATTTAGTTTCTTTGTCACCTTGTGTTGGATGCATAACATCGCGTTCGCGTACAATGAATTTCCAATACTTGTAACCAATACCATTTACACAAAATACTGGACTTTGTCCTACAGTTAGAACTTGTCCATTATTTCTATCAACTGGTCTCTGTACTAACATCCAATTAAACCATGCATCTTTTTCACTTAATTGTCTTGCTCGACTCTTTTGCATGATTGACCATGTACCTTCCCAAATTCCAAAAAAGAACCCGCGGTTGGTAAATGCACACATATAGCTCAATGGGTAACTTTCTGGATGCTGAGCCACTCTTACTGAACGATTTACAAAACCTTGTGAAGTATCATTTGTATCAGTTTTTCTATCAATTATAGGACCAATATGTACAAGATCTGTTTTAGTCAAAGTTACTGCCGCTGTTACATCTTTAGTTAAGTCTAACTCGTATTTGGCCGCTGTAGCTCCTGCTTTGGCGGTATATGTGACAGATTTTATAAATGTTTCTGGGGGAATCTGATTGCCAACTACAGCGTAACCAACTTTATATCTGCCGTCATCAGCATCTTGAGGGTTTCTTGGATCTGTGCTATCAAGATCATCTAATGTAAGTTTTGAAGGGGCAGTAGTTATTGACCCCGTTAAAACCTGTATAGTACTCCCATATTGTGGGCGATAGCGTTTTTGACAAATAAACACATGATTCGTAGCTGTTAAAGCAACAGCAGTTGGTCCATAATCTTTTGTTACTAAAAATGTAATTGTAGGTACACCAGCGGCTACTGTAAAGGTTTTGACCTTGATGATCTCGGTCATTGGTATAAAAGTTTGGGTACCCGATCCATTGATAATTACCCATTCACCTACAAATGTGTTGATATCAACATAATTGGTGGTCCAAGTTACACCTGCTCGATTTGAGATAGCAGTACTCATGGTCAATTCATTGTTAGTAAAATTGCCGCCAGTGATTTTCCAACTACTATCAGCAGTTGGATCACCTACACTGGCTTGATGATCTTCTCTAAGATAATCAAGCACTACTTTGCTAGGAACTTGACCAACAATACCGCTCAAATCAGTTACATAACCTTGGTAGTCTGTGACCCGTGAAATGTGCCCGTCGTCGCGCAGTTGAACTTCTGTGCCAACAAAGGCATTTAATGTCTGGGAACCATTGGCTTGGAAAGCAACACGATAAGGCTGCGTAAATGGAAACTTAAATCTCACAGTGGTTGTAGGACTTGTTATCAAACCCGCAGCTTGGTTTACATTCAACCATACATTTGCAGTACCGTTATAAACATCTACATTGGCAACATTTGTGATTGTTACATTACTACCAGTTAATGTGCCAGCTCCACTGGCAATAGTAAGTTCCATGCCCTTGAACAGCATGGGATAAAATGTAGGACTTGGATTATTACCAGTTCTATTAGGTGCAGTTAATGTAGTAACTGCCAAAGAATTGCCGGCAACTTTGATAGCTTGCCCAGTTACACCCAAATCATCATTTAATGGATCAATTCTATAAAGTGCTTCTAAAGTCACATTAAACTTATCGGCTGGTATATCTGCTGTGTCGTCAATTGCAAACTCATCGCCGCGCACAGCAAATTCGTCGCCCTTGGTTACTGTAATAGGTGCACTGGTTTCAAACCATAAAAAGTCTTTGGTTTCCTCGTACCAAGTTTTCGTTGTCGTCGCACCGCTTGTCACAGAAACAACTTTTTGATCAGCTACACAAGGAAAACTGTTCACTGCAACTATTGTTGTACCTGCAGGAATTGTACTAGTTGCTCCACCATATGCCGGCCTAGTTAGAATAATTTCTTGTCCAACAAAAATCACTGGTGGATCTTCTGTGGCCAATACCGGAGTCCATATTCCATCTACAGGCCATCTTGTGCAGGCTTGTGTAGTTTTACAATCAGGATCGCCGGCACTATCTCTATAAAGATCCGTTGGAGCACCTGCTGGAGTACCAGTTTTCACCAATCTAGTAGAAAATGGTTGAGCTGGTCCTCCCCGTCCCGGTGCAGTTTCTAACGGCCCACCAGCAACCGTTTGAATGAATAAACCGCCTCCGTAGGCCCTGAACCAATTATCGCCCGGAACATTGTCCGTAGAACTACTCCCAAGAGCCACAGGAAAAGGTTTGACCACAGTAGGGCCAGCAGAGCCCGTAGAAGATACTACATTACCACCAAAATATAAAACATTTCCGGTGCCATCGGCATGTTCGGTTAGATAACTTACTTCTGCATTTCTTACATATGGCTTGAATCTGTTGCCTTTTGGTTTAAAAACTAATGCTTTATTGTTAGAAGTTGCAGTGTCATAAGTACCTGAATTCAAGACTTCGAATTTAGTTACACCACCTGTTTGTTCATTAATTCCTGTTACTTTAACAACTAGATTAGATGGCTGGCCTGGATCTTGATAGGTCAATATATCTCCTATAAAATATCCGCGACCAGGATTAGCGATTTTTCTTAATCTTTGTCTTGGTGGCCAAGTTGTATCTTTAATCGTTATATTAGCAAGAGTAAGAGCACCATACCCCTCAAATACATCGGGCAACGGATCGTTGTTGTATTGTACTAAAACATTTGCAGATTCAATGACATCAGTTGTAATGACTTTTAATGCTCCCTGAGCACTGGCATCATTAATAAAATCAGTCAAAAGTTCAGTTACCGTCAAATACCCAGTTCTTTCTGTCGAGTAGAAAGTTCTTTTTTGTCTGCTAAATTCATAAACTTGGCGCGGCATTGCAAAATTCTCCAGAAAATGTTAAATCTGTATCAATTATTTATCCTAATACAGAATTAGCTTGCTTGTAGTAATGGGAACCAACCGGTTGGTCCGAATACATAAATCTTATTGTCATTTACATTATAAACCATCTTGCCAATATAGGCCGGAGTAGGTAACTCAATTACCACATCCATATGAGCACCTTGGTCTGTTACAGCCGGGAAATAAAATACTTCTACTCTAACAGGATCACCAGCCAGGTAACTGTCCAAGCTAGTTATCTTCATATATACATTCATTTCAGGCGGATCTTCTAGATTAGCCCATATACTATATTGACGACTTTGAAAACTACTACCATCATTCAAAATTACTGTACCATCATCGGTCAAATGATCGGGGGTAGCAATAAAAGTATAAGGATTAGGCTCATCCATTGCCCTAGTACTAAACACTTCTACTTTAACTGGTCTACTGACTGTAAGTCCGTATATGATAGAACTTACACCAATAGATACTATAACATCAGCATTACCGTATCCCAATAAACTGTCAACTTCAAATACATACTTTCTTCTTCTAGTGGTGCCTAATGGTAAACCACCTGCCCAAAAAGTTGGACTTGGTCCGGGGCCGCCCGAGGCTACTAATATTTGTCCCGGGGCAGGTAGTGATGTGGGTAAAGTGTATAAGTTGCCTACCTGTACTGTACCACCAACAAACAAGTTACTAGTGACATTGGCAGACCCAACTACATCCAAAGCAACATTAGGATACTTAGTATTGATACCAATATATCTATTGGTAACATCTAAATAAATTAAGTCACCATCAAAAGATAAGTCTATGCCTTGGCGCTCAAGATTCTTGAGCAGCATTGGGCCACTAATTCTACCTATTGCCATAATTTATCACATAAATGTCCAACCAATAGCAGTAATAGCACTATTAGCAACTATTCTGCCATATTCATCATCCTCTCGAACTTGTACAAAGAATCTTTCCCCAAGATCCGGTGCAGAATCAAGTCTTGTATTGATAGCAAATGTACCAATGTTTGAAGTAACTGTGAATGTACCAAATAAAATGTTGGCTGCGTTGCCGCCAACAAAATCATCGCCGTCAACTGGCATGACTGGATCTGCAATAACTCTATACCAAAATATAGATCCATCTGGTACTTTGTTTGTGTACATTGTATAATTTACAGTAGACCCTTCATTGACAAGATATCTATCCTGCGATAGACTATACAACTTAGGTAATTCTTCATAAATTACAATATCATACTCAACCGATGTAGTAACTACCGTACCATTGATGTTGCCAGTCAAGACCTCTACATAAAAACTTTCATCGTACTCAACTATAAGATCGGTTACTATTTCAATATCAAATGTAGCAATATTTCCTTGAATAACAAAAGATCCAGTGTAAAGAAATGGAGCCCCGCCACCTGAGATATCAGCAGGATCTGCCGGAACAGGACCCGGTCTTAATCTATAATAAAGCACTGTGCCATCATTTACATTAGTAGTAGTGACTGTAAAAGTAATTAGATTAGCGTCAACTTCAATGGCACGATCCGAACTGCTAATAATACGATAGCTGGGAGGCTGAAATCTTTGTGGCGGTGGTTGCCATGAAGTCGGTATTGGTACAAATGGATCGCCGGGAACCAATCCATGTACTATAACTATGGCATGTCCATCCGGTACAGGACTAGAGAAACTTATGGTGTAGTCATCGATTGTGTAAGCGATACCGGGATTTTGCCACACATTATGAATATGCACAACTAAAAATATTTCATTGCCCACCGGATATTTAAATCGCATAGGCCCAAACACAGTTTGAGTACCGGTACCATAAAATACATCTTTAAAAGGATATTCGATGTCACTAGCCCAAGTCAAAGGTCTCCAACGATTTACATCATAAAACTCAATTTTACTGCGTGATTGGTTGAATCTAATCAACCCGGTAACAGGGTCATTTGGCGCCAATACATTGGAACCCATAGGTAATCTTATACTGTAACTTTGAGAATCTAATTCTTTATTCTTTACGAAACGACCCATTTAAATTCCTATGGTTGATACTGTGCAGACCACTCTAGTTGCCCCGGGAGTGTAATTGACTTCTAGATTAGCAAACAAACTATCTCCATCTTCAAGAATAATTTTTTCTGTATCCATGATAAAGGTATCATTTATAGCAATTGGCAATCTATAATAAATTATATTTTGATCAGTAGGGAGATCAAATTTACCAACAGCATGAACAGTTAAGTAGGCGATTTGATCGCCTGTGTTACAAAAATACACGGTGGTAATGGCGCTGCTACCATCGCTGGTATATATGCTAGGTAAAACATTAGTTACATTTGTACTTGTTAGTGCCATATTAATCCTTACAAAACCAAAGAGTAAACCAACGCACGCCTCTTGGTGATCAATTCTTCTTTTCTCGCTTTCTTATCTGTTATGTACAAGCCAGATTGGCCATTGCCAACATCCATACCATACAACACCGTGGCTCCTTCAACATAGGCAACATTGGCTGTGGGCGAATAGGTATGAGTTATTTGAATAGCGGCGTTGGCCTCGGCGCCAGTCCACCCTGGTGTTAAAATGATATTGCATGGATCACTGGATCTAATTTCATAACAATCCGTGTAAAGATGACCTCCCAAATGCGGGTCTGGATCATCTTTGATAAAACGCAGCATTTTCCAATATGTATACCCATCATTGGTAAATTGCCACCAATCTATTTGTTCGTTCCATGTAAGACTAACATTAGGTAACAGTCCACGAGCGACTTCGATACCGGCATCTTCATAGGGCCATATGCCCTGTGCATCAGCATTTAAGGTAATAAAATTATCATATATCAGAGTCTGAACAGACTCTACCCTAGAAAATACACCAGCCACAACCAAATTCCCGTTTATAAGAACTTGGCCACGGCCTTCATCTACAGTGATAGTGAAATTGGCTGACCCGCTGTTATCACGCAGCGTTTCTAAAAAATAATCACCGGTTATTCTATCATAGGAAGGCATACTATATTTATAAAAAGAAATAGCACCCTAAGGTGCTATTTTCTTGTTATTTTTAAATTAAGTTATGTCAAATCGACATTGCCTGCAAATACGCTGTTTGTACCGGCTTCTTCAACCTGTACAGCATTATCACTTGCGCTGGCGGTGTATGTCCACGGATATGCAGTGCCGTCACTGGCTGTCAAAGTATGAGCACTGATTTTCCTTACAAACAAATCTGTGCCTGCATCGTTCGTTACTGTAATTGTCATTTGACCGGCTGTGAGACTGGCGTCGGCCACTTCAACCAAAGTACACACTGCTTGTGTTCCAGCAGAATCAACACATACAAATTTTTTTGATCCTTTTTGTCTAACAATGGCACCATTTACACTGGCAGTACCATTATGAAATCTCACACGAAGATTTGGATTAGCATCGGCACCAAAATTTCTTTTATTAAGAGGGCGTCCCATTTGTTTTCTCCTTAGTGGTGTTCTAGACCCTACGGGGTGGGTTCCCCATAAACTCTTTTTGAGTGAACAAAGTATTTACCATTTTAGTTGACAAACTGGTTAAAACATCTTATCATAAATAATAGACAACCCGTGAGGTGATATAATGCGTTCGATTATTGCTATTTCTATAGCCGCCCTGTTTGTAGCAGGCTGCGCCGCTAATACAGATTACAAAATGTATGCCGAAACTCAAGCAAAGATAGCTCAAGCAAATGCGGTTGCACAAACTGCCAAATACAATGCACTTGCAGAAATTGCTAAATCGGGCGACAGTGCCGCCAAAGTTGCAGCAGTATTAAGTATACAAATGGGCAATATGACTGGTGGCGGGAATCAACAGGCACAACAACAAAATATTGCAGCACCAGAAGATTTAAATTCTAAACTTTTGCGTTGGGCCGGTGTGTTATTACCCACTGTTACACAAGGACTTGGTATAGCTGCACAACTCCATGCTGCCAATGTTCAAAAACAAATAGCAGTAACACAAAGTAACAATGCTGCTGCCACTGCTCAAAGCACCAATAACACATTTGCTGCTATGAGTACGAACATGGCTACCTCTAATACAAACATAGCCAAAGCTGGGTTTGATGCTGTAGGTGCTGCCGGTACTGCTCTCAGCACTGTTGCCACAGCGGGACTAACTGCTACACAAACTACAGCCACAAATGGATTTACCGGAATGCAAAATGTAGCAACAGCAGGAATCACCGGGGTCAACAACGCTGCCGCTGCCGGATTAACTGCTTCAACTACATTAGGCACTGCTGGTATAACAGGAGTCAATAACGCTGCCGCTGCCGGTATAACCGGCATAAACACAGCGGTGTCTAGTGGTAGTACCATGACAAATAATATAGCAGCCGGTTATACGACTGCGTTACAAGCAGCCATTGCCAAATTAACAGGTACAACAACTACCACCACTACTTCAACTACTAACACAACTACAACAACTAATAATGTTGCATGTCCGGCTGGTCAAACATTTACCGGCGGGTTGTGCCAGTAACGAGTTGTACCCAATGAAAAAGGGCCTTGCGGCCCTTTTTCATTCTTCCCATCCCTTGAGAAAATATTCCGATTTACTGGAATGATAGATTTGCGACTGTGATACGCTCTAGGTAATCAGCAGCATTACCAAGAGAGCTGGCAGTATTTGTTAGCTCAACATAACCATATCTGGTCATGAAGCCAACTACTGGCTCAAATGTTGCTGGATCTAGAACAACACCACTGCTCATTAGAGGTACATATGGGCAATAGAAAGCAGCAGCATCAGCCTCGCTTGATCCCTTATAACCAATTAATACAGCAGTTGTATCGCTGGCATAGCTGTCAACATAGACTTTCATAGCACCATTTAGTGTACCAACAAACTTAGTATTGGTTGGGGCTTCGAATGTGCCTTCTGTTGTACGAGCAAATGCAGAAGTTGTTGCACTCTGTAGTACTGTTAGGGTAGTTGGACTAACAACTGCCCAGTTTGCAGCACCACGGCGTGTGCGTTGTGCAATCAAGTTTGCAGCACGATTGATCTTAACTGCAAGAGCGGCATGCTCATCACCTACAAATGTAGCTGTGCCACTAACAGCAGCCTGATCGTAGCCGCTTAATGTAGCAGGTGCTAGTGAGCGCAAGCTAGCTAGGATTTCCTGATCGATTTCAACTGTGATTTCCTGTGCTAGAGCTGCCATGATTTCGGCCTCAACATCTAGACCATGCATAGCTTGTGCGTCCTGTGCAGCTTCAAATGTCCAACGAGCACTTAACTTACGAGTACGAGCCTCGACAGTTTGCTTCAAGATTTGAACATTGATTCTGTTGCCTGGTTCACCTTCTAGTGTAGCAGTTGAAACAGCACGACCGTTGCTGCCACCTGAGTAAGCAGTAGCGATCTTAAATGGACTTAGCATTTCTTCGCCAGCTGTTGAACCATTGTCAGCATTGTCTGCCGAAACAGTTTGAGCGTAGCGAACACGCAATGTATGAATTTGAGCTACTGGACCGGTCATTGGTTGTACACCAACAATCTCGTTAGCAATAACTGTTGGCATTACGCGACGGATGATTGGTAGAATCACACGGTTTAATGTGCTGATCTGACCGCTGGTTGTTGACCCAGCTGTAACAGCTTCCATAAGTCCTTTACGAGTATTTTCAAGAATAATACCCATAGTATTGCGGCGTGTACCTTGTAAGCCTTCAAGCAGGGCTTCTTTAGTTTCGCCCCAACGGCTTTCTAATAGTTCTTGTGTCATTATCTTCTTTCCTTTAAGGTTAAACTAATTATTTCAACCCTGCCAAACGCTTGAGTTCAACGACATTGTTCTCGGTAGCAGTTTCTTGGGCTGCTGCTGGTTTAGCAGTTTTATCTCCTGTTACTGTTACACGGCTTTCGGTTAATACAGCCTTAGCTGGTTCCTTAGCGCCGGTAGTTAGTACGGCAGGTAGATACTTTTCGAATGCTGACTTCAATTTTGGAGTCTGCACACTTTCGAGAAGTTCACGCATTACCGATTGCTTCTCTTTAACCAATGTACCAAGTAGCTCATCCATTACGGCTTTGCGATCCTGGCTTTCTTTAATAACGCGAATCTCGCGTTCTTTAGATTCAACAATTTGTTGAGCTTGTTGCTTGGCCGATGTGGCTTCTGCAAGCTGCTCAGTTTGTTGATCAATAACTTTTCTTAGCTTTTGTATTTCTACATTTTCATTGAGATGAGTCAACGAAAACTCGCTGGCAAATGCTTCGAAAATACGGCGTCCAAACATGTTCTCACGAGCAAGTTGGATATCCTCTTTAAGTTGAGTAAGTTCTGCGCCTAGTTTTTGTGTTACTGATTCTTTAACTAGTTGTGCGCTGCTCTGAATAAAACGGCGTTGAATTGACTCAAGTTTGTCTTTGGCTTCGGCTACTAGACGAACTTTTGTTTCAACAACTGATTTCTTATCTTGAGCAAACTCGCTGATTTCTTGAGCGAGAGCGCGAACAATGAACTTTTCTAAACGCTGATAATTCTCTTTTTGAATTTTGCGATCAGAATGTAGTTCTTTGATTTCTTCTACTAGTTTGTTTACCATGAAGTCGTTGAAACGACCGGCGCTTTCAAGCATGTGATTCTTGATACGCACACGATCCTCGACAATGGCTTTTTTCTCGTCTACAAATTCCGTAATTTCCTTAGCGAGATTTTCAGTAACCATCTTGTCTAGTGCTTCGACCATTACAGACTTATCGTGCTCATAGCGGGTGGCCATTTCCTCACGGAGCTCGGCGCGGATTTGCTCGCGAGCTTCAGTTAACTTGGCTTCCCAAGCTTCGTTTAACTCACGGCGTGTGTCCTCATTGATAATACCGCTATCTAGCAATGGTTTTAAAGCGTCAAACATTGCGGTTTCTCCTTAGATTTTTAGATCCTTGATCAAAGCCTTAACAGCTTCTTTCAAATATTTCTGCACTTGTTGATTTTCTTTAGCCTCACCGGCTATTTCAAGTACACGATGGCCATTACGCATGTTTAACAAACCTTCGTATATGGCTTTAGGATAGGCATGTGGGGCACTGGGTTGTGCTACTATGTCTACTGTTACAATTTCGAATTCACTGACATGGCCAGTTCCTTCGTTGACATTGCCGCTACCACGGCTTGAAACTCCTAACTTTACACCACTTTCTAACATGGTCTTGACTAATTGACCCATTGGCGTAGGTAGAATCTTTAACTTACCGTGCCCGGCTGGACCATCCATCCACATTTGTTCAATCATGTGGCTGACTCGATCTAAATTGATTTTTAAATCATCGGGATGATCAACTTCACCTAAGACACTATAGCCGCTTTTGATTTGCTCATTGATACTTTCAACGGCCTTGGCTATTTCGTTGACGGGGTAAACTCGGTTATTACCGTTTTTAACCCCACCTTCGATGAATATACCTTTCATGTAAAGATCCTTGCCACCGTCGGAGCGGTTTATAGATTCGACCTGCATCTTGGCATGGTCGAATGTGAGATCTTCGCGTAGGTATCTATTCATATTACTTGTTTCTTACAGTTGTTCCGATAAAGGCTTTGCCCTGTACGGCCATCTTACCATCAGTGGTACTACCTTCTGGCTTGCTGCCGCCGGCTTTGTCGGTATAACCCTTGGTTTTTGCACCTGGCACATTTTCATAACTTCCAGCATGAGGCAAGTTTCCTTTACCTTTGCTGTATTGGTTAGAAGGTTGTGGTGTTGCTTTGCCCTCAGGAGCTTGCTCTGTACCACCTTTTAAGATGTTACCGGCACTACCGCCCATGTTGTTGGCTTTGTTGATGTTGGGACTGCGAGTTTGCATGGTTGGCTTGTCGCTGGCGCCTGTTCCGATAGTCTGTCCTTCAGCATTGCTTGGTGTAGCAACTTTGTCAACATACTCACGCACCATACCCGGATCAAAGGCTTCCTTGGGTGGCTCTTCACCACCTTCGTCACCGCCCATGTCCATGTCTGCATGTTCTGGCTCGTCCATTTCGTCACTCATAAGAGCGTCAAATTCGGCTTTGAGTTCGTCTAGGGCTGCTTCAAGATCCATAACGCGATCTTCTAGCTCACCTTCGCCGCCTTCGTCACCCATGTCGTCCATGCCTGGCTCTTCCATATCACCGGGCATTTCTGCGTCCATTTCCATGTCACCCATTGGGTCCATGTCATCGGCATTAGGATCGGCCTCGGCCATGCCTACTTCATCTTCGGTTTCTAATTCGTCGACTAGATTACCGACTTGGTCAAAACCCTCTTCGTCAATGAGATTTTCATAAATCTCACGGCTTTTCTCAACTACGATTTGATGGAAAAGTTCGCGAGCCTTATCTTCATGCTCATTGATAATGTATTCAATTAGCTGTTCATACTTGTTCATTCTAGGGGCTCCTATAAATTGGTTAAGTATAGTTTTATTTACAATATATTTGGATTTTATGGGTCAAATAGGTGGTTTTTAACCTATTTTGATTATAAACCTGCTGCTTCAGCGGCTGCTGCCGGTGGTTTATACTGTGTTGATATCTTTTGCATCTTCTGTTGCTTCTCAAATTTCTTGACATCATTCATCTTACGCAACTGTCGTATACGAGAGATAGTGAGGCGTGTGGAACGAACATCTGTCATTTTTTTGGCAGTGTTGTCGTCCTTGTCGCTGTGATAGCCGTCGGGCATTTTATCAAAAAACTCTATTAGATACATGTCTATATTTATACAGCCGCAGCCATATTAGTGGCTGCCGACGGCGTTCCACCTATGGGACTTAAAGCGCCCGACGCTTGTGCAGCTTGATCACCACCCATACCGGCTGCTAGATCAGCGCCCTCGGCACCGCCTAATTGAGCTTGCGCTGCATCAACATTTTCTAAATCTGTGGCAAGAGCCCCGGGAGTTACACCCACACTACGCATTCCAACATCCAGCTCTCCTTCTGGTGCTGTACCCTGCTCTTCAGTCCACATGGTTTCGTTTTCTTGCATTTCTTCTTCAGTTAAACCTAGATAACGCTTCATTAGAAAGCGTTTGCTAAAGTAAGGTACTTGCTCTAAACTTGTGAATGTACTGATTCGCTGTGTATCAACCTCAACCTGTCTGTGTTGAGCAAAATTTTGTGGCTCATTTAACTTGATTTCAAATAATTGTCCATCGATGCTGATACCGCGCCAGCGTAAATAAGTTTTAAATTCTTGATCTAATACGCCAGATATCATATTTTGTAAACGAATACAATACCTATTGAAGCGCCATTCTTGTATTAATGCTGTACCAACTCTACCATCATTATAACTTTGAGTACCGTCTTCTAAGCCTGTAGGCAAATAACTACTGGGAATACGCAAACCACGAAATAACTTGTTGGTAAAGAAGCGTAAATCTGTTATTTCGCCCAAATTTTGACCACCAGCCAAAGTTTCAACCGAGCTTCCGCGCCCATCTGCTGTTTGTGGAAAGAAATAATCTTCATTCGTACTCAATGGATTATAGGTGGCATCCATCATGTTTACACCACCGCCGGTTTGTGTAGGAATACGACGCTGATGAATTTCATTTTTGATGCGCTCTACAAAGGCCATAGCCAAATGATTGGGCATGTTACCTACATCAATTTTAAATATTCTACGCTCGGGTGCTCGCTGCACTCGATATATAATAATTGCATCCTCTAATAATTCTTTTTGTTTGAATACTTTGAAAATATTTTCCAATACACTGTTACCAAAAGGCCAGAATATATCAAGTCCTTCTGTTAAACTAAGATGTACTACATGTTTAGCGTCAACTGCTACTTCATTTTGCGAATTCGCAAATCTACTCCCACCAGTAAAGGGCGCATTTGGTTGCACATATGCGCCACTCGGACCACCCACTTGAGGATGATTTATATAGGTATCACTGGTGCTGACCGCAGTAACTGTCAAATTTTTTAAATTTGGTTGAATATCTTTCAGTATGTACTGCTCAGGCTCTTTGCCCTCGGCTTCGTTTACTATGACTTTGGTGATTTTACTCATTTCTACCCAATACAACTTGAATGTCTCTGGGTCTCTTACAAATATTTGATCACCATACTTGAGTGTATTACGCACTAATTTGAATATTCTTTTATGTAGATCATTTAATGTACACCAAGTCTGCAATTGTTCTTTAATTATATCGATTTCTGTTTCAGTTGGATTATCATTATAATGAATATAAAAAGGTAAATTTGTATTTTCATCAGGCTGACTACTGAATTCAGCTAAAATATCAAGAGCAGCATTGACTTCGCTGTCCATGTCCATCTGTTCATACTGGTTGTATCGCTCAATACGATTTGGATGGCCTGTATACAATTCAGGTAAATTGCTTTGATAATTACGGTATGCCGGAGAAGCACCCGGCCCAGTATCAGATAAATTATTACCTAATGGACTCAATAAACTCGTGTTAGGAGTTTTAAAATACTTACGCCATGTCATGTGGGCCAGTCCTAGTGATTTTCTGTTTCATAAAAATAATATTTATTTAAGTTTGAACTGCATAAATTTTACCTTGAGTTCTTGTCATTTCTCTAATATGATCTCTTACCTCAGCCATTACACTAATTTGCTGTCTGCTTATCATATTATTTTCTTGTAATACATTTTTCAAATCGTTTTGAAAGTTACGATCCATATTAGTGAGACTGGTTGAATTTCTTGTTGATTCAACAACTTGATCTGATATTTGTCTAACTGATTTTTGTGTATCTTGCACTGCCAGCAGCGCACCATTTACTGAACTGTTTAACTGCCCTAGAAAATCTCGCGAGTTTGAAGTACTAGACACTCTGCCAAAAGCAGATGGTCGTACTAATTCTGGGCCTCGTTCACCCACAAGATATTGTTTACCGGGAAAAATGTCCCCACCAATGGCTTTTTTATCAGCTAGCCCACCCACAGCACCACCGCCAAAATACCCTATGGTACCGCCCACCAATCCGCCAATAGCTGCGCCCACTACCGGTATAGGAATAAGAGCTTGTCCCATTCCTGCACCAATCATGCCCATGCCATATGCTCCAGCCACACCGCCTAATGTTTTACCAGGACCCTCAACCGCAGCCTCTGGTGGTTTGCCGGCATTTTGTAATGCACTGATAACTTCAGGTTTTAGTGTACCGTCGGGGTTGAATGCGCTGTCCATCAAGGTTTTTTCAGCTATGCCAACCACAGTACGCAATACACTTACAAATTTACTTAGTGGCCCTTGCCCATCCGGGCCGGTCATAAGAGATTCTAATGCCACTCTCATTTTTTGTGTAGAATTTTCTAGTGCCAAGACTTCACCATTTAGACCTTTTGTATTTGTAGCAGTCTCAGCTATATTTGCACCAGCAGCACTGGCAGCTTTTTCCGAATAGACCAATTGCTGTAATATTTGATTAGTTATATCTGCCGCTGCTTTAGTATTGCCGCTTAAATTATTTGTCATTAATGCGCTAAAACTCAGAGCTTGATCTGTTGATGCCGCAGTTTCACGCATTCTATCACGCAACCTACCAACTTCACTTTGCATCATTGTTGTGACTTGCTCAGGGTCCATGGTAGATTTTATCATGCCAACAACATTGTCCACAAAACCCATTAGTGCAGGTTGTTGTTGTGCCGCAACTAAAAATGGAATGTCTGTAACTACCTGACCCATGGCTTTTTGTAATATTGCCCTTTGCATTTGTTCAGGGGTTTGTGCCAGTACTCTCTGCAATCTTACACTTTCTTCTGCGCTTAACTTGCTTAATACTTCGTTACGCATTGACTCTAGTCGAGCACGATCTTGTAGTTTTTTAGCGTCCTTACCAGTTAAGTCGCTGACTATACGAAGATTTTTTCCGTACTCAGCAGTCATTCGTGCTATTTCCTCATCACTGCGTATTCTTTCATCCCCGGCTGCTCTTTGGTTGGCTATTAAACTGGCTGCAAGTCCTGCTTGTTCCTCAAAACTATAGCCTAGCAAAGTTAACTGATCACCTAGTTGACTGTTACGCAATACACGACTTACACCACCTATCTGTTTGGCTGCTTCGCCCATGCCCATGCCCATTAGCACAAGGTCATCACGGCTTTTAGAAATAGCTGCACTAAATTGTGCCACTCCTAGGCCAGCCATATTGGCTTGTTGCCTTAGGCCCACTAATCCACCGCCCAGTGTAGCACCGGCATCAAATACTTCTCTATAACTTTTTGTAGTTTTATTAACTTCGTTGCGTAAAAAATCAATAGCCTTAATTACTACCTCTTGGGTCTTGGCTAGACCTTCCATAAGCTGTCCGGCGCCAATAAGAGCAGCACCAAATGCTTTTAATGGACCCGGCAATAATGCTAAGTATTGACCAAATTGACTGAGATTGCCGCCCATGGCTTGTGTGGCTTGGGCAGTTGCTCTTACCGAATCTATTGCTGCCTGAGATCCAGTATCAACTCCACTGGCACCTCGTTGTAGATTTTCAGCAAAATTAAAAATTCCATTTATTATTGTACCAATGGCCGAAGTCATAGTGGCTGCTGTATTTTGAGTAGCAACACCAAGCCCTTCTTGTGCCAATACTTGAGCTCGACTGGCTCGTGATTGCCGCAAGTTATCAAGTTGTTTTTGAGCTGCTACACCTTTTTCGGTGGCACCATACCTTGCCACATCAGCTTCGGCTTCGCGAATTCTACGAGTAAACTCGTCCATTTCCGTACCAATATCTTGGTAACTACGAGTTTGGCCTTTCAGTAAACTTTCAGTTTTTTTATACCAAGGATTGGATTTTTCCATGGCTTCGGTATTTTCTTTTATTTTCTTAAGGAACTCGTCTAGCGATTTTTTGTCCAATGGAGCTTTGTCAGGGGCACCAAAATATTCCCTGAATAGACCTTCCATTTCGCTTTGTGTAATTCCGGTCATGGCAAAAAATACCTATAAATATACTGCGTCAATTATATTTATGGAATCAATTTATGGATAAAGTCAATCCTTTGCACAAGTTTTTTAGACAAGCTGCTATTCACATGGAACTACCTAGTGGTGGTAGATTTTGGCCACAAGGCAGTATTGATATCCCTGTTACTGGCCAAATTCCGGTTATGCCAATGACAGCTCGTGATGAAATCACATTGAGAACCCCGGATGCGCTAATGAATGGCAGCGGCATAGTTGAAGTTATTCAAAGTTGTTGCCCGTCAATAAAAGACGCTTGGGCTACACCAAATGTCGATGTTGATGCGTTATTAATCGGAATTCGTATAGCCACTTACGGCCCAAACATGGACATTGACAGTAAATGCCCACATTGTGCCGCAGAAAACAGGCACGGTGTTGACCTAGGCACTGTGCTAGGTAGTATCCAATGCCCTGACTATAATCATCTTATAGCAGTATCCAATCTACAAATCAAACTCAAACCAGTACCATTTTTCGGTATAAATCGTGAAAACACTGTGAGTTTTCAAGAACAAAAATTACTACAAGCATTAGAAAAACCTGATATTGATCCACAACTAAGAGCTCAAGAAATTCAAAACAGTATGACAAGAATAGTCGACGCCAATATTGAAATGACTGCTAAGGCCACTGACTACATTGAAATTGATGCAAACACAAGAGTAAGTGAATATGATTTCATTCACGAGTTCTACACAAATGCAGCAGCAGATATACTCAGAGCAGTGCAGTTGAGATTGACAGAGATCAACGCTCAAGGCGCACCTAAACCCAGTTCTGTACAGTGCTCGGAATGCACCAAGGGCTATATTATTCCATTGGAGTTTGATTACGCAAATTTTTTCGTCAAAGGCTTTTGACAGCCAGCGATGACGAAATCGTAAAAATCCTTGATGATTTCGATCGCGAATCAAAAGCCATAAAGCAGGAACTACTTAAAATGTGTTGGTTTATGAGGGGTGGGATAACCTATGAAGAAGCTAGTCAGTTAACCATCAATGAAAGAGAAATGATTGCAAAGATTATACAGGAAAATTTAGAAATAACTAAAAAGTCAGGAATTGGATTCTTTTAAGATTTGCTATGCAAATCTATTTCTTTCGCTTGCGCTCAGAAATCTTTTTTTTTAATTATTCTTTTAAGAAGGCATTCATCCAGATAATTCAGTCATAATTTGCCCGCTAGGGGCAAATTATGATGACGCCTTCATCCGAGTGCATCAGTCACTGATCTAGTAGAGTTGTTTTTCAACAGGAGGCGGTTGACCTGTACCCCCATACTCTAGCTTTTGCATGTCAACGGAACCCGCATCGCACTGATCAGCAGCACGAATTGAGCCTACGGTTGTCGCTTTTTCACAGAGCCGTAACCATTTGAGACCTAAAGTTAGTTTCTTACCTCGCAATGCCCAAGATCTGACGGTAAACGAATACAGCCTCAATGGGAGTCGAGCAGCC